ATACCGAATCCTCACCGATGGTATAAACATTAGTGATGGATTTATAATTAATTTTGGAATTGATTTTGAAATTGTTTGTTACGCTAACTACAATAAAAGTGAGGTGGTAACTCGTTGTATAAACGATTTAACCGATTACTTTAATATTGATAATTGGCAGTTCAATCAGACAATAAACATTAGTGAAATTGAATTGTTATTAGCAAATGTTGATGGTGTGGCATCTGTATCTTTTGTGGATGTTTATAACAAATGTGGTGGTAATTACGCTCCTAATTCATATGATATGAAAGCAGCTACAAAAAACAAAATTATCTACCCATCATTAGACCCATCTGTTTTTGAATTAAAATTCCCAGCAGCGGACATTAAAGGAAAAGCTAAATAATGTATTACTTTTTAACAGCATCAAAAGACGCATCAATCTACCTCCAACAGCCCAACCAAAATACTGGATTGGATGAGATATTAGAGGTAAGTAAAGTTTACTATGGTAATATCAAAGATATTGCTAAATCACTTATTAAGTTTGAAGTTGGTTATTTATCAGCTTCATTAAGTGATACTTCAATCTCTATGAGTGAAGCAACTTTGATTTTAAGAGATACTGAAAGTAATGAAATTCCATTGGAATACACACTCTATGTAAGCGCAGTTTCTGGTGCTTGGGAAATGGGTAATGGTACTCGTTTTGATAACATATCTACCGCTGGTGTAACTTGGAATTATAGAGAAGGTGATTCTCAATTGGAATGGATTGAAAACTCATTAAGTTCATCAACCACTTCATCTAATGCAAACGGAACTGGTGGAACTTGGTATACACAATATGAAACATCAAAAGTATACGATTATGAAACTGCTGATTTAGTAGTTGATGTTAAATCAATACTACAAAGTTGGATGAGTGGTTCTATTCCGAATGATGGATTCATTATCAGATTTGGAATTGAAGAAGAAAAAGATACTTTGGATTATGGTCAGATTAAGTTCTTTTCAAAAGAAACAAACACAATCCATCAACCAAAGGTTAGAATTGGTTGGGATGACCAAACTTATGAAACTGGTTCACTAACCGCTCTACAAAGTGATGAGATGGTTGTAGTTCCAAAACTTGCGGAAGAATACAAATTGAATTCGGTTCCAAAGATAAGAGTTAGTGCAAGAGAAAAATATCCATTAAAGACATTTGTAAATACTTTTGCATACGGAACTACACAATACCTACCAACTACATCATACTATCAGATTAGAGATTTTGCATCCGATGATATCATTGTTCCATTTAGTGAATATACTAAACTGAGTTGTGATTCAACTGGAAATTACATCAAAGTTAATTTCTCAAACTGGGAAGCTGGTAGAACGTATAAAATTGAATTCAAAGTAATTTACGATTCTCAATCATACTACTTTGATGATGACTTTACATTCAGATTAGTTAAAGACTAAACTATGGATAATTTTGGTTTAAGAAACGAAGCACTACTTGGTGAACTACAAAAAAGTGGTTCACTTGCTATTAAAGGTGTGAATGAATTTGGAGTTTACCAATTTGATTCAAAGAACACCGAAGATGGTATTGTTAGTGGTAAATTAGTTAAACCAAAATACAATGATGCTGAAATTGAAAAATCATTAGATGTTCGTATTTTTGAACTAATTCCAATTGAAGCACCTGAACTTCCTGATACTGTATTACGAAGTGTATATAATGTAGTAACTCAATCGGTTTTAGATTTAACGGAAGAGGTTCAGAGATTAACAACTGTAGTTTCTGAATTGGAAAGTAAGGTAACTGGTTTAGAAATCGTATCTGAAAGTTTAAGAGTAGAAATTGATTCAAAGGATTTGTTAATTGATATTGCAAATAATCAGTTAGAACAATCAAATTTAAAGGTTCAAGAAACAACCACTGATTTATCAAACGCAATTCAAAAGGGTATCGCTGAAGCAACCCAAAGAGTATCTTTAACTGCGAGAAACGAATCATTGAAAGCAGAAATTGAGGCATTGAACGATACTATTACAATACTGAGGGACCAATTGTATGGTAAATCTGCCGAAGCAGCTGAAGGTGCTACTGTGGCAGAAGATTTCTCTGTTAAGGTTGTTGAATCAAAAGAAACATTTGTTGAGGGAGTTTTATATTACGCTAGAGCAAACGCTAACAATGGTAAGGATTGGATTAATGGACCTGGAATTGAAATTGAAAACTTTACACCAAATGCAGTTACAATTAGTGTAGATATATCTGCTGATATTCTTAATCCAGATAGAAACGCTGGTAATCAAGTTAGTTGTGCAACACTCTTTAACCCAATAGCTCAGTTTACTATTCCAGCAAATTCAAAGGTAACAAAGAACCTTACATTCAAAAATGGAAATGGTGGTGATGAGGCTAGGTTAAATAAATTATTACCAAATACTGGAACTGGTAGAGATAGAAAATATGTTGGTAGTATTAAATTCACATCCCAACAAAGTGGTGATGCAATCGCACTTCCAATTACATTAAGAAAGCAAGTAGGAACTAGATTTACAGGATAAAAATGGCTATAAGAACATTTAAAGAAATAATTGATAACAAAGGTTATCGTGTAAACTCAAAGGATAGAAAAATCTTTGAGGAGGGAAACCTACAATCTTTTTTTGGGTTTAGTGAAAACGATATGATTGAATTTGTAATTTACGATTCAAACGATACCGAATTACCACAAGCCGATGGACAGTTGGCCAGATATATCCCACTAACAACTGATAACATCAGAGATTATCTGATGATTCCAGAAGGAACTATTTTTCAACAAAATAATTTTCCAAAAGAGTATTTTGTAGATGCTGAGAGACTATTAAGAGAAGCTGGATATAATAATGGTGTGTTTAAAACTCAAATTACACTTTTAAATGCTAGAGCTGGTAAACCAAATGATACTGATAGATTATGGATTCAAGAAATATCACCATCTCGTTTGGAAGTTAGATTACTCCCATTAAGAAAAAATGGAACTGTAAATAGTGAGTTGGAAAATAGATATAATATTTTTGTAAATGGTGGGCAATTTAGAGAAGATACAATTCCACAAATATCATCATTTATTGAAACCATAAATCCACAATTTATTAGTGAAAAATTAATATCTAATTTTGGAGAACAATACTTTCAGGCATTTTTGGATGAATATAAAATAGCTAGCTTTGATACTTTTGTTGAACAAATTTATACAAAATTTAAAGAAGTTGCAACAAACGAATTTAACAACAAATATTCAGATTTTAAATCTGAAAACTATGGTAGAGATAAAGAATCGGCTCCAAAGTTAGAATTATCAGTTGAAGAAATTAAAAGAACTTCATTAACAATTCTTATTAAGGTAATTGATTCTTATTTGTTTAAACCATTAGTAAGAACATCTTCTGAGTTGGACTTTGTAACCGATGAAAGTATTGATGTAAACAAAGTATTGATACAAAGAGATAAAGATATTAAAGTAACTGCAAACGATAGAGTTCCAAAAGATAAGGATAAAGTATATTCCGACAAAATGGAAGTAGTTGAAGAAGTTATTGAAAAGAAACCTACAAAAGATAAGGGTTTGTATGAGAAAAAAACAAAAACCTTAAAGAATGAAGTTGTAGAAAAAGAAGAGTTATTTACACCAAGACTTCCTATGGGTGGTGTTATTGGTAAGGATGATGCATTACAATCACCTCCACCACCACAACCATTAGGTAATGATGGGTTACCAATAGGAGAAACTCCACCACCACCTCCAACTGGTAGGGGTGGAGGACAACCATTGGGACCTGCTGTATCTCAACAATCTCAAAAAGCAATTAATAAAGCTAAAAATATTATAGCAAATGCGGATGAGGCTATAAAGAACGCAAATAGTAAAACAATACCAACTTCAAATATTTAAGTAAGTAATGGCAAATAAGATAGTAGAGGGAATTCAATCGGTGATAAGTGGGGGACAGAGTAGAACCCAACAACAAACACCACAACAACAGCCAACTCCGGCTCAAAGTGTTGGTGCCCCAACAATTCCTGCAAATCTACTATCAAATGATGTAAGACAGAGACAGGAAGAGGAACAACAAAGACAAAGAGATAACGTATCCGCATTACAAAATGGAACAGGTGTATATCAACCAGCAACACCTACTCAAAATAGAGAAGGTGAAAGTGGTGGTAACAATTCAAGAAGCTTTGAATTAAGTGGTGGATTGGGAGGACCTGGTGGAGGCCCTATGGGTGGTAGTGTTGGTGTTGGTGTAGTTGGTGATTTTACTGGTGGTGAAAGTAGGACTGTTGATGAGGGTAATAAAAGACCTACTCTTAACGAAATTTTAAGTAAAGGTTCCAAAGGACCAACTGGTGGTAGAAGATATACTGTAACTGTAAATTTGCAAGGTGAAACTGCATCTGCTATTTTGTTGGTTAACCAAACTCAAAAGTTCAACTTAAAAAGTGGATATAATACATACGAAGTAAACGAAGGTGATGTATTATCAGTAAGTTCAGCAGATATTACAAAACACACTTTGACCTCTTTGGTTTTGGTTGATGATAGTGGGGTTCAAGAAGAAAGAAGACCCGATGGTAGAACTGTGGTTGGTAAAAATGCACCAAAAGATAATGTAGTTGATTCTGCTAGAGAGTTAGAAGCTCGTGCTGTAAAACAATCGGTTCCACCACCAATATCTCCACAAATGGAGAAACGAATGGAGGATATATCCTTACCAGCACCAACTCGTTCTTCGGCAGAATTCGCTGATGTAATTTCACCAACTCGTCCAACTCCATCTCGTGGTGCAGATTCAACACCACCACCCAGCACAGTAGCTACATACACTGTAACAAAAAACATTGGTTTGGTTGCTACAACTTCGGCAGTTGCTAAAGATGATGTCCTAAAACCAATCATAAATTTATCCGATGAAAAGGATATGGTTTATGATTTGGCAAAGGATAATACCGATTATAGAATTATATTCCTTCACAAAAATGAACCAACATCCATAGTTGTAAACATCAATGGTAGGGATTATGAATATAGAGTATCGGACACTCCTGCTGAAATGTTGAGAGGAGGATATGCTCAGGTATTCATTAGTAAAGATATATTCAAAGTATTGGGTATTGGTAAACTAAATCTTTTAGTAACCCCTAAGAAACAAACTACCAGAGGAATTGTTGAAGGTGAACCAATTAACACCATCATTAAAGTAACCAACTCTACAACCGAAAATAGAGATGATACGGTTGTTGAAGAAACAACTGAATTACCTGATATCAGAAATATCAGATATCCAAAGTTAATTAAAGCTGCGGATTATGGTGGGTTGGATGTTAAGTTTGAAATCAGTTGGAGTAGTGCTAACACCGATTATATAAGAATCTTTAAAGGAGATAGTGAAAAGGCAATAACCGAAGGGCCGGAAGGTAAGTTAAGATTAAACTTCAAAGATTTAGTTGCTATAGATTCAAAGTTGGATTCGGAAGATGATAATGTTGTATCTATAAACTTAACATTAATCCCTTACAAAAAACTAAAAGAAAAGGAGTTAGAAGGTAAGGCGGAGATAATTACAATCTCATTAGAAAAATCAACTTTATCTATACCAAGGACAACAGCAATCAACAGATTAGCTGATGCATTCGCTTGCCAGTTAGATGTAAACTTATTTACCGATGATACATCAAAGTATCTAACCCACTTACTACATATTAACCCAACATTTGTAATTGCAAACTGGGTGGGTAACAATGGTTCATTAATTCTTAAATTATACGAACCACTACCAACATCAATTCAACCAAATCAATTGGTATGGATTTCAAAAATGCAATCCACACCTATTGTTAATACAATTAGTATTACGGGTGAGAGTATGATGAAATGTCCTGTATTAAAAGGACCTAATTTTTCGTTAGAACCTGATAATGGAATTGGATATAAATACTTTGATGAATTAATAGCAAGTGGTTCAATAACATCAGCTGATTTAACCGCTAGATATTTAGAGAAAGTTGGTATTAGTGAAGAAGATTTAAATATTCAATACGCTAGTGGTTCAAATTACACATTTGAAAACTTTGTACATTTCAGTTCGGCTCAGGAAAGAATTTCTAATTTTTATTACAAAATTCAATTATTAGAATCTTATGTTTCTGAATTTAATAGTTTCTCAATCAGCGTAAATGATGTTAATATATTATTGACAGAAGATGGATTTCAATTAATTACAGAAGCTGGTGAAACTTTAACCGCACCATATGTTTACACATATGCACCTGATTATTTGGTTCCATACACATTGGGAATTGTTGAAAAAATACAAGCTATTCAACGAGGATTTGATGGATTTGAAAAATGGTTGTATAAATCATCTCATATTTTAGCATATCCTAAAACAACAGCATACTATCCATCAAATCCGGTAACAAATTTACCTGTATACTCTTTAAAACCAACAACCGATACTGCAGTTCAAAGTTGGTATGAAGCTGCGTTATTCTACGCACAAGAGTATGATAAGTTAAACCCAAATTATTTAAACAATAATATACCTGAATTTATCAGAACCGATATTGAGAATGATGATTTCATAATCTTTATGGATATGATTGGTCAACATTTTGATATGTTGAGAACTTATATAATTGGATTAAATAGAATTAGAAAACAAAGTGAAAGTCCTGAATTGGGTATTCCAAATGAATTAGTTTGGCATTTACTCAAATCAATGGGATGGGATGGTATTAGAGCATACGATTCTCAATTCTTATGGGAATATGCATTTGGTTTGAATCAAGATGGTTCCCAAAAATATGGAATGAGTTTAGAAGATGCCAATAATCAACTTTGGAGAAGAATACTAAACAACTTACCATACATCTTAAAAAATAAGGGAACAAGTAGAGCATTTAAAGCTGTGATGGCTTGTTATGGTGTTCCAAACTCTATGTTGACAATTATGGAATTTGGTGGACCAAAAGACCCATCATCTACTAGAGCAACAACTCAATTTACCTTTGATGATATTACGGCTGCTATTCAAATGAAGGCATCTGCTTCAATTGATGTCCCTTGGAAGAGTGGACCATATGTAGATGGTTGGGGTAACTCATATCCTCAGGCATTGGAATTCAGATTCAAACCTGATGTTGTAAAAACTACAAGAATCATATCCGCATCGCAATTCTCAATTGATATTGTTCAAACAACTGGTTCTTTTGTACGATTGGATTTGGTTTTTGGTGAAGGTTCCACCACACCATATATTGAAGATATCACAACCACAGGATTTCCATACTATTATACAAGTTCGGTAAGTGAATCGTTTGGGGTATTCCCATCTGGTTCGGGATTATATAGTGGAAGTACTGGACCTTATATAGCATCGGAAATGAGTGGTGTTTATGTATTAGGACCTACTCAGTATACGGCATCTTTGGATTTCCCATTATCAACTGAGCATTATAGTACAATATTAGTAAACAAACACCAGTATTCTGGCTTTGATGGTATGTATGAAGTTCTATTAAGAACTACTGATGGTGAGAGAATTACTACCGCCGTTAGTATGTCATTCAGAACTGATACTCGTTTTTGGGATAGTGGTTCATCAATTCTAATTGGTAATGATTTTAGTGGAGCATTGGATGAAGTAAGATTATGGACTGAACCACTTTCAATGAGTAAGTTTGAAAATCACGCTTTATTCCCAGATGCAATCAATGGTAATAGGTTTGATTCATCAACCGAAGATTTATTATTGAGATTAGATTTTGAATATCCAAAGGATAGAATATTAGACCCATCTATATTAAACGTAGCAATATCCGATGCATATGTAACTTCATATGTTAGTGCAAGTAATTTCTATTCTGCATCTGATTATCCATATCAGTACGTTCCATACGAAAGAAATGTAACCGCAAATGTTCCAGCTACTGGATTATCTTACTCTAACAAAGTCCGTTTAGAAGAGATATTTGATAAAAACGGGAATAGTGTAAGTGGTGGGTTGGTATTATCTCATAGAGTTAGAAACACACAAAAAGCATTTGATAGAGCACCAATTGATTCAAATAGAATTGGTATATTCTTTTCACCAAACAAAGAATTGAATATGGATATTCTAAAAGCATTTGGTGATTTTAACATTGATAACTATTTGGGAGATTACTCCGATGAATACAAAGATGAGTATTCAGAATTGGGTAATTTGAGAAATTACTATTTCCAAAGATTGAATAGAAACATTAACGAATACATTAATTTAGTTCGTTATGTAAACAAATCTTTGTTTGAAGTTCTTCAATCGCTGGCACCTGCTAGAGCAAAGGTATCAAAAGGTTTATTGATTGAACCTCACTATTTGGAAAGAAGTAAAACTAAATGGGACAAGCCCGTTTCGTTGAGAAATGACTTTGAGGGTGAGTATGATTTAGAAAGTACAATAAATGTTGAATCTTCCAACATTATGTTTGGTATGAATCTAACATCAAGCGTTGATAATCAAATATACACACTAACATCAGACTATTCCGTTCAATTAGCTGAAATAAACGAAAGTGGTTCTTCTGTACTTACATCCGAATTATTATCATATGAATCATTAGTTGATTACAATACTGATGATTTATTGGAGGTTAGTGTTCCATCATATGATATGATTGTTGGTACAAACACAAGTGGTTCAACATTGACTGGTGAAGCGGATGCATTTAGTTCTGAACAAATTGGTATGAATCCAAACTCACTTGCTAACAAAGGATTTGGTTTATATGCAGAAAACGGAACTGGTATCTACAAATACTATGATATATTTGGAAACTACACACAAAGTAGACAAAGTATGTTTGTAGTTAAAGAACAATATCAGAAAAAAATATCAACCCAAACTGGTGGATGGCCAACAAATGGTGCACAACCTGGTGATAGTGTTGTATATGAGGATGTTGTAAATACATTCTACCGATTAAATGTATCATTATTACCATTTAGTGGTAGTATTACATTAGGAAATAACATAGTTGAGGTTACCTCAATTAATGGTTATCTACCAACTCACTATAAGTTCGTAAATAACTTATCTCAAGGATTAAGAGATTCATTCTTTAATGGTTCAAAACAAACCGAAGCAACAACGCCAGATGGGTTACCACCTGTTGAAACATTTACTACCAATCCTAATATTCTTAGAGTTGCTAGTGCTGGTAGAGGTAGTGGTGAACCGATTTTGCAAGTGGATTGATAAATTTGTTAAAAAGTTATATTTATTAGTAAATCATAAACATTATACCTACAATGGCATATTTGGATAATACCGAAATTACTGTAGATGCTATCTTAACCAAAAAAGGTAGAGAGAAACTTGCATCTGGACAATCATTAAACATCACCAAATTCGCATTAGGTGATGATGAAATTGATTACACACTATACGAACCAGCACACCCAAAGGGTTCAGCATTCTACGATTCAGCAATCAGAGCTATTCCTATTACTGAAGCAACTCCTGATGAAACTCAGGTATTGAGATACAAATTGGTAACCCTACCAAAAGGAACCACTAGAATTCCTATTGTATCATTAGGTGTAACTGCTATATCTGATAATCAAAATGCTGGTGCAATTGCACTCTCACCAACAACTTCTCCAAGTGGAAACACAAACGCTGGATACACTATGGTGTTGGCTGACCAAACCGCTGGTACATTAACTGTAACATCTGCGGCTCCTGGTGGTGCTGGAACTGCGGTAGCATTGGGTAATTTATCATCAACCGCTCAGGTGGTAGTTGGTTTATCTTTCTCATTTACTCCAAACTCTTCGTTGACTACAAACGTATCAACAACAATCACTGTTTACGGAAACGAAACCGGAGGTTCACAAACTATACCAGTGAATATCACTTACGTTCAATAATAAAGAATTGAAAAAATGGCAATAATTAATAACCCAAATATTACAAATGACTTGATTAACTTACTTAATCAGGGTTCATTTGATGTAAACGCACTTACTGCAATTGTTAACGCTGGATTGCCAGCTGGACAGCAATTGAGTGCTGGTGCTGGAGTTTCAACTGGTATCTACAAAAGATTTGGACAATTTGATAAAGTTGATGCAAAGATAGAAGTTGTAACAACTGGATTGTGGAGTGGTGATAGTGGTTCATTGATGGAGTTTTACACTTCATCTACTCAAGTAGCTGCAACAAGCGGACAATACTACTACAACATTTACGATAAGAGTCCAACCACAAACTCAACTGCTGAAATTCAATTGGCATTGGCATACGGACACGTTAGTGGTAGTGGTTCGGTAACTTTGGATATTGATGAAAATGGATTGTTAGCAAGTAAAGCAACCTACGCTCAGTATAAGACAATGTTGTTGGATAACCCAACGAATAACTTTGTATTTGAAACATCAACTACAGGAACAACAGTTACTTCTCCTGATATTTACGTTATCAACATAGCTAGAAACCGATTCAGAGAAGAAATGGATGCTGGTAACTGGGAGTTGGCATTGAGTGGTTCTAATGGATTCTTCACTTTCATTGATGATAGTGGTAAGAAGTTTGGTGACACATTAGGTAAAGCTGGTAGAGTATTTAAAGTTGTAGAAGGAACTTTAAATTTAGGAACTCAATTAGATGCAACCGTAACATCTACATATGAAACTTTAACCGGTGAAAGTTATGGATTATTCTACCCTGATAGAGGTATTATGGTATTGAATCCAAAAGCAATTGGAGCTAAAGTTGGTAATGTTTGGACCGAAGATTTTACAAATGTTGGTGATTTAACTGGTTCTCTCTCAACCGCAGCAGAACAATACAACCATAAGAGATTGTATTACGCAATTAAAAATGGTAAAGATTTTGACGCAAGAAGAACCGAAGATGTTAACACACAACACTTCTTTGTTAGAGCAACAAACAGAGAGTTCAACTATTCAAACAACCCAACTTACTACACATCAAATGGTAGTTTTAATGAACCATCATTTGAAACTGACCCACAAACTTTCATTACAACTGTAGGTTTGTATAACGATGCAAATGAGTTAATGGCAGTAGCTAAAACATCTCAACCAATCGTTAAATCGTTTGATAAGGAAGTTCTTATTAAAGTAAAATTATCGTTCTAACATAATTTGAATTCAATTGAAAAGAACCCTCTTCGGAGGGTTTTTTCTTTGGTGGATATTTATAGAAAATACAATAGATGTTAAAACCTATTCCAAAAGAAGATATAGCTATTAGAAAATTCAAAGTGTATAAAGAGTGGACTTTGGATGAAAATGATATATACCCATTATTTGCGATTAGTGGTTCTGATGTGTTTAATTCGGAAACTGATGAAACAACACATGGTATATACAAAAGAGTATTGTATAGTTCAATCAAATCACAATTCTACACCAATCCAGCCACAGCATCTATTTTAACCGAAGTTGGTAGAAGACGTTCATATGCATCTACTGATGAAAGAGTAATTGAGGATGAAATTGCTGTATTGGCTATACCACAAATAAAGTATGGTGAGGGTATAAAAGTTGGTAGTGTTAGATTAGTTGATGATGGTGTTGGTAGAACTTATACCGATGATGGATTTTCAAACTTAATAGATAGTGGAAGTAATATAAAGGGTAATATATTTTACGATAGGGGATTGATTGTATTGACAAAAGATATAGTTAGTGGTTCAACATTAGGTAATTTTGATTTATCGTTTCGTTCTACAAAAACAATTCACGAAAACGAAGTGTTTTTAAGTGTGTATGAGAGTGAGTTCAATACATCAACAAACCCAACCGCTACTGATTCAACTGGAAAAATAAAAGGATATGGATTTCAATCATCAATTGACCCAACTGTATTTGGTGGATTTGATGAATATGATTACTCATCATCCATTGACCCGACCGGTTCTTATTTAGCACCATACATTACAACAATTGGATTGTTTGATGATAATAATGATATGGTAGCAGTTGCAAAGTTACCTCAACCAATAAAGTCATTACCTGATTATCCAGTAAACTTTATTGTTCGTTTTGATACTTAATGATATTTATATAAAAAGTAACTAAAATGGATTTAATCAATAGATTTAATAGTGCACAACCTAATACCGCAAAGATAAAGGGTGGACCTGACAAAACTCCAATTGAAGCTGATGGTGGATTAAACCTCTCAAAAGATGAGGCTAAAATCAAAAAAGCTGGTGGTAGAGAATTAGGTAATGGTGGAGCTGGGTATAACAATATTAAGCCATATTCTTCTACCAATCCAAAATAAAACAAATGAGTTGGTATTTAGGGGATAAAGAAGTTTCAGAAGATTTGATTCCAGAGGAAGCGGTTGGATTTGTATATAAGATAATCCACATTCCGACTGGAAAATACTACATTGGTAAAAAATCCCTTGAAAGTGTCCGAACTGTTAAAATCGGAAAAAGAGAATTACAAAAAATTAAAGAGGAAAGAAAGGCTGCTGGAATTGGTGGTAGAGCCCCTCTAAAAAAGAAAGTTCGTAAAGCATCCGATTGGGAAAAGTATTATTCATCAAACGATTGGATAAACGAACAAATCAAAGAAGGAAAGGAATCTGAATTCAAAAGAGAAATCATTCAGTTCTGCAATTCCAAAAAAGGATTATCATATTACGAAATGTATTGGATGTTCAAATACGATGTCCTTTCAGATGAGAACGCACTAAATGGAAATATTTTAGGAAAGTTTTTTCCAAAAGATTTGGTTTAGTGAAAAATATTTCGTATATTTGTATCTAAACTATATAGTAAAATTATGAACTTACAACAAGTAGCAAAAAAATATGGAATCAATGATTCATATTTGAATTCAAAGGATGATGCACTTTTAGTTGCTGCAACATCGTTGGTTGATGTTCAATCTATGGTAATGGGAAACCAACCAAGAGAGCAAGTTAAAAACCGAATTCAGTATGTAATTGATTTTATGACTGATGTTAAGAACTCCTCACTCTAATTTGGATTATAAGAATTTATTTCGTATATTTGTGGGGTAAATACACATTTAATGCTTTCGGCTAGAAATAGAACAACGGTAATCACAATATTGGATAACACATTGGGTGTTGGTTCTTCCCTTAAAGGAAATGAACAAGCACATCATTGTCCATTTTGCCATCACCATAAAAAGAAACTCCAAGTCAATTTGGAAACTCAAAATTGGCATTGTTGGGTTTGTGATGCAAAAGGTAGAAGTATTCAATCACTATTACGAAAGTTAAATGTAGATTTTAGGGATATCCAAAAGATAAGGGATATCTATGGTGATTCGGAACCAACTACAAATGCCGAAGAAGAAAAAATTAGATTACAACTCCCAAAAGAGTTTAAAAGTTTGGCAAAGAAACCAAACGGATTTAATCCCACCTACAATACTGCTTTGCATTATTTGGTAAGTAGAGGAATCACAAAAGATGAAATCCTCAAATACAACATCGGATATTGTGATGATGGATTGTATGGTGGTAGAGTAATTATCCCATCATACGATGGGGATGGTGAACTGAACTATTTTATAGCTCGTTCATTTTACGAAGATGAAAAGTATAAATACAAAAATCCACCTGTTAGTAGGAATGTAATTGTATTTGAAAATCAGATAAATTGGAACGAACCAATTGTATTAGTAGAAGGTGCATTTGATGCTTTTTCAGTAAAGAGAAATGTAATTCCACTATTGGGTAAGTTCCTTCCAACTAAATTGAAAGATAAAATTTTTGAAATGAGTGTAAA